ACTTGTGTCAAACCTAGCGGCACTGTGTCTCAACTTGTTAATTCTGCCTCTGGTATTCATACTAGACATAGTGAGTATTATGTTCGCCGTGTTCGTGGAGATAAGAAAGATCCTCTTACGAAGTTTTTAACAGACTCAGGCATTCCTACAGAGGACTGTGTCATGAGGCCAGATAGTACTGCTGTGTTTTCTTTCCCAGTGAAAGCACCAGAGTCTTCTCGTACTCGTGAGCACTTAACAGCTATGCAGCACCTAGACCTGTGGCTTATGTATCAGCGTCACTGGTGTGAGCATAAACCTTCTGTGACTATCTCTGTCAAAGAGGATGAGTGGATGGATGTAGGAGCGTGGGTGTGGAGGAACTTCGATGAGATTAGTGGTATCTCTTTCCTGCCTTGGGACGGAGGCTCTTATCGACAAGCACCTTACGAGGAGTGTACTAAAGAGCAGTATGAGGAGTTAAAGGCTAAGATGCCTGAGACAATTGATTGGGATAATCTTAAGGAAGAGGATGACAATGTTGAAGGTGCTCAGACACTAGCCTGTGTAGCTGGACATTGCGAGATCTAATATGACTATAGAACTTAACTTGATTTGTGGTATTATGTGTGGAGCAGAGTACGTCCAAGACCCAGAGGAAGGAACCAACTACCTAGTATTAGACTTCTTATTCCTTAGACTCCTAGTCAGTTGGGATTAAATACATATCTCTCTCATGCTTCCTGCGCTTAACTAGGCCGGGAAGCTCTTTACCACCTGCCTTGGTCCACGCAAGGAAAGCATCAGCAGCAGCTTCGTATTCGCCTCTGTTGTGCTTCATCCTTATCGTGGATCTTTGCAGGTTTCCCAGTCCCACATTGAAGCTAAAGCTAACCAAGGCATCGAACCTACCTTGGGTAAGTCCTTGAGGGCATAGTCTAAGAACACCTCGCTCGAATGTAGCCAAGTCTTCTGCGAGGATTCTATCCACTTCAACCATTGACAAAACTCTATCCCACCCATCAGGGATACTAAGTCCTTTGCGTTCATTGAATGGAACCCTTATGTGGTTTGGATCAATAACATGGCCTACCCCCACTGTCCACAGCAGGGCTGGGCAGCGGTAAGGTTTTGTCCTTACTCCTTCATCCTTCTTAATACCTTCTATGCAAGCCTTGCTTACTTTCACTTCTTGCCCCACTGACGAGAACCAAACCAGAAGGCAATGATTCCAGACAGCAAGGCCATCTCATCCTCAGAGAAGATGACATCAGTGGCTGCGATAAACTGATCCACGTCCATGTTACCTAGCCCACCACGTAGCAAGAAGTAGGTCAGTGCTATGTTAATCAGGACCAGCTCTAGGACAAAGATGAAGGTAACTGCTGGGCGTACTATTCCATTCAGGTTAACCACCCAATTAGAAGCACGGGCCATGATAGCCTTGTCGTGATCAAGAGCAGCACTCTGTCGATCAGCATCAGTCTGCATAGCAATCTGGTCAGTCCTGATCTCTTCTACTTTCTGCTGAGCTATGAAACCACGCTCTGCTAGGGCTAGCTCACGTTCAGTCTGCATCTGTGCAAGCCTTAACTCCTGAGCTTTGTCTGCCTTGTCTTGGAAGAAGCTAAGTACCTGTGGTAAACCAGAGGCTAGGAAACCAACTGCAGAGGAAAGAAGGGATAACATAATAACTCCTTAAGGCTTATAGCCCATGACATATGCAAAACTAACTAGAATAAAAGCAACAGAGAAGCAGTACCACTTGAGCATTGCAAGCTTCCTTATGTCTCTACCAAACTCATCAGTTAAATCCTTGTTGTCCTTAAGGATTCTCTGCTGGATAACCTCTACCTCAGCCCAAGCAGCCTGACCATGCTTCTCGATTATATCCTGCTTTAGTTCGTCTTGTAGCTTCTTGATTTCGTATACTCCTCGCCACTCCTCGACAGCAGAGAAGACAGAGGTATCTGATGGTCTCTTCTTTTGCTTACGGCGGTAGGCATCTCTAGCTTGGATCTCAGACTTACCAAGGTCTTGAATATCCTTAGTAACAGCTTCTAGTTCCTTACCAACAGCTAAAGCTTCTCTGATGCCAGAGACTGCAGCTTTGGCAGCTTGTGTTACTGGCTCGCTCATTCTTCGATATCTTGCTGGAGTCCTCGCTTAGTGAGGAGATTGAGCACAAACTCTGAACGCTTCTCAGGGTCTTGGACCAGAGTAGACAGGGTACGCATACGCTCTGCCTTACGAATCTGTCCTGCAATTCCTTTAACCAGTCTGGCCTGCATAGGACGAGACAGTGCTAGGAAGCCGGGGTTGTTGATGAGATTACTAGCAACAGTATTTAACTGGTCTCCAGCACGGTTCTCCATGTCAGAGTACTGCTCTGGTGTAAGCTCTAGCCCACCCACTTTTCTATCCATGCGCTCCATACGCAGGTAAGGATTATCAAAGATAGCCTGAGTAGCTTCACGCTCGACAGGAGATGTTTGAATACCAGTCAGGATAGAGCCTCTGCCCATCTGCTGCGTTTGGCCTAGTAGGTTAACCTGCTCAGGCAAAGTCTCTCTTAGCCCCGGAAGCCTGCTCTTCAGGTTATTCAAAACCCAGTTAGCAGTGTCAGGGTCTTTGATTTCCCTTCTGATAGGGTCTTCAAGTCTGGCAATTTGATTGAGTACAGCAGGTACAACAGGGTTGGTTAGGGACACAAGGTAAGACTCCAGATATCTGTCTGGTTCTTGTACAGCTAACATAGCCTTGCCTAGTCCTTCAGTGAAGGTTTTATCTAGGAAGTTCTGGCCTACTATTTTAAATATGTTTCCTACGCTGGGGCTTTCACCCTTGAGCCTGCCTTCTTTAAAGGCATTCATAGTATCGACTACCAGCCCCATGACAGTAGAGAAAGGCTCGATACGATCATAAGACACCCACCTATCTCCCATCTTAAAGGACATAGGAGGAACGCCAGACGCCATCTGCCCAGCTCGTGTTGCAGGGTCTGAGGAGTAGTGACCAGTAACCAAACCCTGCTGCACCATGCCATAGGTAGCAAACATGAACCCAGCACCAAGGGCCTGCTGAGCATAGAACTCAGGAATCTTTTCTTCCTTGAATGTTTTCTCGCCTTCCAGCATAGCTCTGCGCTGAGTCAGTTTATCGAGCCTAGCCTGAGCTTTCTCAATCTGTGCAGGAAACACAGCATTAGATAGCTTATCTTCTGCGACTTGAATCCTAGCAGACACAGCAGCAAGCTGCTCGTTAATGTCTTTAATGTCTAGTTTAGCCTGACGAACACGCAGCATCCCTGCTCCGGGCAGGTAACCACCAGCTTCCTTAGCGATGTTAATACCAGTACGCAGGAAAGGAACCACAAGGTTTAACTCTGGGGCTATGTTCTTAGCCTCTGCTACTAGCTGACCACCACGATCAATCAGGGACTTTCCTAGTGGAGTGCGGAAGGTATTAAAGGCTGCAAAGTTCTCAAGCTGGTAGCGAAGGGCTGGGTCTCTACCCTCTAGGTAGCGAAGCATAGCTGCGTTACCATCCTTTTGCTTCATGGCAATGTCATCCAGCTCCTTGACAAAAGCCTCACGAGTGGTTCCCTGCTTGGCAAAGTACTCATCAGGAAACTTACTCTCGATCCTGTGCAGCATGGCACGGTACTCCATGCGTTCTAGAACGGCAGAGAAGGCTTGGTCCAGAGCACCAGTCAGCCGCTGGGGATATGTCAGGATAGCATCCCCGTATTTGTTCTTAACTATGTCAAATGTCTTATGTTGGTTGCCGTCAAAGTCTTCGGTACGCTTAGACAACCCTGCCATAAATCTAGGGAACGACTCTGTGAATCCTTCAGAGACACCCCTGAGCATGGCTATGGCTTCTCCGGGCCTCCCTGCTGCAGCCCTGACTACTGGGGCCAGAGCTAGCTGGGCAGTCTGGGACACTAGGTTGACCACCTGAGTAGACAAGGCAGATAGGTAGCTATTACGGATGTAGGAGCCAATCCTCTCCCTGATGGAAGGCTCCTTTAAGACAGCTTCGGCGCTCTTAGCTAGAGCAGCCCCTGCCTCACCCGGAGACAGGACTGGATTAGTCATTATGTCATCAGCAGACTTGGCCCAGTTTAGTAAGAAATCAGCACATCTTTTAGTAATACCAGCCATTAGCATTCACCGTTCTGAAATAGTTTTGTTATCTTAGCGTTAGCTTGGATCTGCCTATACATATACTTGTAGGTATTAAAGCCCACTGACAAGGCATTCTGGTCACCACGGATACCAGCAAACATAGCGATGGACTGAGCTATCTCTGCGCCAAACCTAGCTGTCATGTCCTCGTCACCAGAGGCATAAGCCTTTTCATACTGACGGGTTAAAAGAGGTAGACCTTCTAAACGCTTTAAGAAGGCTGGCAGAGCTAGTGCTCGTTGTTCATTTGACAGAGGTGTACCCTTCTCAACCCTAAGCAGAATATCCTGACCCACAGCCAGAGCATCTGGGCTACCATACTCTGAGTCTTTGACAGACTTAAGAGCCTTCTGATAGGTTTCGTTGGTAAAGGTATCCATCTGAATACCTAGGTTAGTCTTGCCTTCAGCTCGCCTACCGAACACATAGGCAATACCTTCCATCAGATCCTTCTCATCATTGTTAGCGTATACACGCTCATTCATAAAGAACTTCTTTTTACTATCGTCCATCTTAAGTAACTTATCCATCTGGTTAGATGTGATATTAGTTACTCGTACTTTGGGAAGTACATTTTTATATAATGGTAAGTCGCATCTAGACATTATCTACACCCATCAAAGTAACCAGCCTCAATCATTTTAATTTGATCGTCTGCGTCAATACCTTTAGTAATAAAATCTTCAAAGGACTTAGCCTTATAGTTACGCCCATTTAAAGACTTCATATCATCAAGGTATCTACGATATGCTGCTACATTCCTTGAAGCCTCTGGCATACTCTTGACAAAGGTTGGATCAGCTCGCTGCATAATTGACACAGCTTCCTCAGCCTGTTTAAAAGAAAACACTGGATACCCTTTAGGACCAGTTCTTAAACCAGCTCCTAAATTATACACCTTTTTAGAGAAATCGTCAAGATATTTATCAGCAGGATTTAAAATATTATCTACAGACTTGGAGAAATTAAACCTAAACTTGTCTATCTGACCAACACCAGACAAGCCTGCTTCACCCTGAGCCAGCTTACCAGCCTGTATAACTTCCTTACGAACCTCAGAGGCAAGCTTGGTAATAGTACCTTGATCAGTTTTCAAAGCCTGCTGCAAGAAAGCCATGTAGTCATCATGCCTAGCAGACTTGGTAGTAGGATTCCCAACTATGTACAAAGCCTTATCTATATCTGTTTCAAAGTCAACAGTAGACTTAGCAAACCTTGGAGCAGCGCCTGAAAGGTACTGTGGCAGGACAGGTAGAACCTCTTGCTCTACAGCCTTGGTAGCAGTTACTTCAGGGCTTTCTACCTTTGGCTCTAGACCTTCTATAGTTGAAGCTCTGTTCTCTTCCGCTAGCTGTCTTGCCTTAAGCAGTTCATCAGTTACTGGTGCTTCTTCTTTAGTCCAGTTACCGTTCTCATCTATCTTAAGCTTGAAGTGAGGAGTAGTGATCTCTTTACCATCAGGAGACAATTGACCAGTGTTGACAATGTCATCTGCTATCTTAGGACCAAACTGATCGATAAGCTTACCAAGGCCAAAGCCTAGTGCTCCTCCGACTGTAGCGCCTATAGCAGCTCCACCTAATCTGCCTAAGTCTTCTTCAGTATAGATTGGACGAACAGCACCAGCAATACCTCCACCAGCAGCACCAGCTAGTGCAACTCCTTTAGCGCCCTTGAGAAGGAAAGAACCCGGAAGCAGGGTAGAAGGGTTAATTAAACCACCAACAAACTGACCTAAGCCAGTAGCAAAACCACGCTCTTCAGCAGCCTGCCTAGCTAAGTTCTCTTGAGCTACTTGCTCTGCGCTGAGTTCTCCACCAAAGATTTGCTTAACGCCATCAATCTCTGACAAAGCTTCAGCACGAGCGCCAGCCATGAAAGCCTCTCCAAAGGAGAAGCCTTGCTCGTTACCTATCTTGATAATCTGATTAGGAGTAGCGCCTGCAGCTACTAAATCATCATAACTTTGCCCACGTTCTTGAGCAATGATACGAGCAATCTGTTCGTCTGTAGCACCTGCTCTTTTAGCAGCGAGTACATTATAGGCCATATTTTACATACCATCCCAAGTATTCCCACCTACTGCTGCAGGAGTGGTTTGTCCTCCAGATAATAATCTACGAACTTCTTCGTCACTTAAAGCTGGCTTACCTGACTTAGCCCTGTCAGCATTAGCACCAGCCAAGATAGCATCATAAGGCCCCGGAGTAGCAAGTTTTTTAAGCTTGCCCTTATACACTTTATCGTCTTGTGTATAGTATTTACCACCCTTTTTAGTTAAAGGCATTCCGTCTTCAGTGACAACAGACTCACTAACTTCTGGGCCTGCTGCTTTTGCTGCAGTAGCTTTAGATGCATCAATCTGGGCTTGTTTAACAGCTTGATCAAAGTTCTTCTCACCAATCCTAGCAGAAGCCCCAGCAAGAATAATTGCACGAGTTGGATCATCTTCATCCATCTGAAGGGCTTTCTGAATTGATCCGTATGGGTCTTTGTTAACCTCTTCAAGAAGGACTTGCCTCTTAGTAAGGCTAACTCTTTCTTCTTCAAAACCAACACGCTTCTCTTCAAAACCAAGGCGCTTAGCTTCTGTTTCAGCTTTCTTAGCATCTTGAGCTAGTGTTAACGCCTCACGAGTTAGGCCGATTGAAGCAAAGTCACCAGCCATTTTTTTTAACACTGTAGGATCAGAAGTGTCTTGATCAGAATACCTAGAAATAATATCCTGAATACGTGTTGCTCTTTCTAACATTGGATCACGTTGATTTGGAAACAAAGCCTGAGTCATAGCTTGAGAAGCTACATCACCAAACCTTAAACCTGCTTGGTACAAAGGAGCAAACACACCAAACTGCTGCCCTTGCTGTGCAATCATTTGATTACGAGCAGCTTGTTGTTGCTGTGCCTGCTGCTGCCTAGCAAGTAAAACTTCTTCAGGAGAAGGTCCAAATAAAGATTGAATCGCCATGTTTACTCCTTAATTAATTAACCGTAGACATCTGCAGCAGTAAAGTTAACACCTGCACTTGCTGAATAAGGATCACTAAACCCAGCAGAATATGGAGAATACCCAGCTCTTATATATGGATTAGGACTATATAGTCTATCAAACAGTTGCTGCTGCTGCCTGTTCTGTAAATACTGTTGACCAGCTCCAGAGATATTCTGTGCCATTAACGAAGGACCAACTAAAGAACCCTGTAGCTGAGTCTGTGCAGCACCAAGACCACCTGTTAATAAAGTCTGTCCAACATTTGCACCTGCCGTTGCAGACCGTCCACCAAGCTGAGCACCAATATCAAGTGGTTGTTGTGCAGCTTGTTCAAGTAGTTGAGACACACCAAACTGCTGCTGGAACGGAGCCAGTGCCTGAGTCTGTAATCCGTACTGAGTTCCTAATAAACCAGCCCCTGTGCCAAATAGCCCAGCACCAAAACCAATTCGCTGTTGTGCAGCCTGCTCTGCCTGAGCAGCTAATTGTAAATCTTGTGTACGTCTTGCACCAGCTAATGCCGCTAACTCAGGCTGTCCTTGAGTACCAATATTAAGACCAGCACGTCCTCTGCCAAACACAGAAGCACCTAACCTTTGTTCTTCCTGTTGACGAATAGGATTAATCAGTGCCTGTTGTTCTGCTATATATTGCTGTCGAGCCTGCTCTGGTGATTGAGCTAAGTACTGAGCACCTAATCCAAATAGTCCTTGACCAGCAGCACCTAAAGGAGCACCAGCAGCCTGAGCGCCTTCTGCTTGCTCAAGACTTGTTGAATATAATTCAGATAGTCTTTGCTGTAATGCTTGTATCTCTGGAGATGCAGTATAACTTGCACCAGATAATCTACCTTCAGGACCAAACTCAAATTGAGAAGTACCAAACCTAGTACTTACCCCTACTGGCCTAAATCTTTGTTCTTCAGCAGCTATTCTGGCTGCTTCTAGTTGGGCGTTTGCGCTGGTATTTGCTGCTTTTTCTGCAGACTTTCCACTTAAATAAGACCCAGCTAAACTAGCCCCGGCAGCAATAATAAAAGGCATAATACTACTCCTTAATTAAAACTTCATCAATGTTATTAATATCTGTTTCGTTTGTAGCGTGAATACAATACCAAACACAATCCTCTAATGCTAAGACACCATGATGTTTATCGGCTTTGATATTAAAACAATGAGGTGCTTCAATATCAAAAACTTCATCATCTATTACAACTTTTACTTTACCTTTAGCAAGTATAGACAGGTGATCATACTTATGTCTATGCTGAATAATCTGTGTTCCTTTAGGAAAGAAACATTCCTTAGCGTATAAATTATCTGAAAAATAATGTTCAATCATGTCTTCATAATATAGCAAAGAGCATAGTACGGAGGCAGGTTAGCATTGTTACCTGACACACCCTCTGTGCTGTTAGCAACAGTAATACCAGTGGTTGCTGTTCCAGTATTACTTGACGAATCATTCCATACGTCTGTTCTAAATACTCCAGTACCTACATATTCAGCACTTACGTTCTCATTATAGGTGTGTCTGTGACCCGGATCAGTTACAGTAGCAGTGTGGGTGTGGCTCACTACTACAGCGTTAGCAGAACCACCAGTACCGCCAACAGCATAAGAGTTACCAGCGCCTATAACAAACTTATCTCGTAAGTCTGGGGTGCTGTTAGAACCATTACAAAGCGCCCACCCAGAAGGAATAGATCCTACAGAACCTGACCAGATCATAATCATACCAGCAGGTATAGCTCCAGCAACTGCTAGGGTAATAGCCGAAGTTACAAACGCAGTGGTAGCTAGTTGAGTAGTGCTAGCACCTGCAGAAGCTGTAGGACCTGCAGGAGTGCCTGTAAAGGTAGGGCTATTTAGGTCTGCTTTAGACGAGACAGCAGAGGCGATAGCATTATATTCAGTATCAATCTCTGTGCCCTTAATAATTTTAGAGGGGTTGCCAGTGGCTAGGCCATCCTTAACAGCAAAGTTAGTAGCTTTTACATAGTTACTCATGCTTGTTTTCCTTGTTTAATATAGATGTCAATCCTTTGAATAGAGATAGGGTTACCATTGATCTCAGCCTCTAGTCCAATCTGCATAACAGACCCTGTGCCACCCGCCTGTATCTTAAACTTATCTAGGACAATACCATCTGAGAACTCAGCAATATTGTACTCCCCTATATTATACTCGTAAACTACCGCTGTGTCAAGTCTTTTCGTAAAAGCAAAGTAATTTTCGTTATAATCAAAGCCCCACTTAACAGCTACGTTCTGATTAGAACCTCCAATAACCACAAACCCAATCTGCTTCATGATCTTTTCTATGGTAGGTTTTTCAAAATCAAAGTAGTTGGTGTAGTAACTAAAGCGATAGTCAGCTCCGTTATCAGAGTGACCAAAATACTTTCCTATATATCCGGGCTTACCAAGGTATAAGTCTTTAGAATTAGTTACAATAAAAGATTTAGGTTCTATACTACTCCAAGTAGTAACCCTAGCAGCCCCATCTTGTAAAGGAGTTCTCATGTCAAAACAATAGACTGACTTAGTAATAGGAAGACTAAGTAAATAAAAAGCATCCCTGTCATAATAGACAGACTTAATGTTAGCCGCTGTCTCAGAGGCCACGCTAGTCATCAACTCATCCCGTACATTCTTGGAGATATCCCGCATAGGCAAGGACTTTTCCTGAATAACCCGCTGCAGGCTTCTAACCCCAGAGTCAGACAAGAAGATAATATCCGTACCAGTGCTTTGAACAGAGTCCCTAGCGATACAGCCCACATTAGGAATATAGTCTGCTAAGGTTAGCGTAGTCACATCGATTGGGTTAGCATAGACAGCGATGTTATTACGACCAAAGATAATAAGGAATCCGTTGTGCGCTGCAATAGCCACTATCTTGTCTGTGTTAGGAAAGACAGCATTTAAGGACAAAGAGCCAGAGTCTCCACCTTGGAAGTCTGATCCGTCTAGTAAGCGAGTGAAGTATACTGTCTGTGGGTCTCCAGCAATGTCCGCAACCCATATACGTCCATAAGCTGCTAGAGCGCAGTTAGGAGCGAAGTCACCTACAGAATACCCCAAAGGCATTGTCCCTATGTCACCGAGCCGCTGGAAGCCAAATGAACCTGTGTGAGAGTGTGGATTAACAGTGGTTGTTACTGTGCTGGTCAGAGCATCAGATACTGAATAGCCTGCTCCACCAGTGGTAATAGTCACAGTAGCCACACCTGTAGCAGACAAGGTAGCTACAGTCACGGTAGCAGCAGTGGTTCCACCAGACAGGGTAAGGATGTCGCCTACATTGTAGCCCGATCCAGCAGCAGTCACTGTTAAGGCAGTTATAGCACCGCTAGAAACAGTAGAGACTGTGAAGGTAGCACCAGTCCCCGGAGTAGCCATGCGATGGTAAATCAACATAGGATGCCCAGATTGAACCAAGTATGCATGAGGCTCTGCGTCAGAACCGTCACCGTAGGGCAGAGCAGCTCCCTGCCAGTTGTTACCAGTGATTGTATAGGCTAAGTCTGCACTGTTAGCTTGGTTGCGTACAGTCTTGGTAGTCATCGTGGTAGTACCAGTAAACAGTCTATTGTTACCAGCACTAAGAAACTGACTAGATCCGTTATCCGTTAACTCAAACATAAACTCTACTGGGTTAGCAGCGCCTAAGTCTGTATTGACAGCAGAGTTTACAGGAGTCCAGCCTCTACGAGCACCAACCCGCCCATACCTATCGATCACGCAGTTGTTAGCCTCTAGCGCAAAGCCAGAAGACAGAGACACTGCAGACTCTTGGATGTTTAGTCCAAAGAATCCGGGTGCTGCAATACTAGCCGTTTGTGATGGAGATGCCATTAGACAGCGTCCCAAGTAAATTCATCTGGATAATGATTACCTTCGTTTGCTACATGGTCTGCCAACGATGTCTGATACAAACCATAAGCCTCAGAGCTGCTTAGTCCACCGTCTTCACCACGTTCTGCCAGTGCCTTAGCATAGGCCAAGAAGATGACAGGCTCATCAGGAACCTTTATCTGGTCTGAGTTAAGAGATAGAGCAGCTTGTGGTTTAATAATATTAAAGTTAATAATATAGTTAGCATTAGGAATAGGATATAAATCTACCTGAGTATCACCATTTGAATCTACACCGTTAAAGTTAAAATAACGGGGAGAACCAACTTCGGGAGTTTGGTTTAAAAACCAATTGTTCATATCGCTAGTAGAAGCGTTTTCTAAAAACCAATTACTAGAATCATTTAACACATCAAAAACTCTAAATCTAATTCCAGCATTAGTCATAACATAGTTAAACAGATTAGCAGTGGTAGAAACAGTTAGAGTTTCAGACAGAGCATTCCAATTGTATGCGTCTTCTACCTGCCTCTTAGCGTCATTAACAAACTTGCTAATTAGTTTGGAGTATGAGGTGTCATTGACTGAAGTAACTTCGTTCTCACGAAGCCTAACCAGCACATCATTGACAAGTTCTAGATAAGTTTTGTTTGCCATTTAGCAATCCCATTTCCTAAGTGCTAATGCTTTCCTTGTTGGTCTGCCCTTCTCATCCTTCATAGGCCCCGGCACACCACTCATACGAGCACAGAATGACTTCCTACGCCCTGCCTTCTTAGGAGACTTTGCAGCTTCTTTAGCAGACACTGGAGGCTTCAGGTTAGCGCCTTCCTTGTTCTTAAAGTATGCCCTGCCTTTGGCGTTTAAGCCACCTTCTGGGTTCTGATATACTTTCTTTACCATTATTTCTTCGCAGTCTTCTTAGCTTGTTTAAATGCCTTAGCAGTGGGTGCGCCTTTAGAGCCTACCTTACGCATCTTCTCACCAGATCCCTCTGCTATCCGTTTGCGTTTAGCCCAGATGTTAGAATAGAGTCCTTGTTTCATTTCTTTGCTTTCTTCTTCTTAGACATACCAGTCATAGCTAGTCCAACAGCTACTGCTTGTTTCTGTGGCATACCTTCTTTACGAAGCTTGCTGATCTTTGCAGAGGCTGCTGCTTGTTTGCCCTTCTTAGTGTAGGGGTATTTCTTTCCGTCTACCATTGGCATACTATTCTCCTTAGAATTGGAACTGAACTGTCATCTCAGGCATGAACTCTACAGTTGCTATGTAGGTTACTGTCTGAGTACCTGAGTTTTGTACTCGAATCTCATCACCAGCCTGCAGTACTACCTCTGTGTTACCGTCTAGTAAAATAAACTCACCAGCGCCTAAGTTCTTACCGCCAACAATAAAGTACTCAGTGTTGGTAGAAGAGTCATACCAGTAGACCTTTGGAGTATCGTTACCAGTAAGACTAATAATGTACATCATCTGCCAAAGACCAGTATTCTTAGTAGGTACTGTAAGAATAGTTTCCTTAGTAGTAGTAGTTTTAGTTGTAACTGCGGATACTTTTCTGCTCATCTTAACCTACTTTAAGAACTAAACTAAGTAATAGAACTACGATAAAACCAGTAGTGCCTAGCAGGATCTGCTCTAATCTCTTTAACCTAGCGTTGATGCCTGCATAGCGTTCAGCACAGACTGCCTCATGGGTATCTAGCTGGCCTTTGACTTGGTCTACTGATGACATTATTCACCCCAGTTTTGGTTACCGATTACAGCAATCAATGCTTCTACATCTGCACAGCCTGCAATAGCAGCCTCTAGCCTGTCGCACTCAGCCACGATAGCAGCTCTCTTGGCAGCTACAGCAGCAGGTACATCAATGTTTCTCTCTGCCTTACGGACTATCATCCAGTCAGTTTGGGCTAGTAACTTACCTGCTGTGTCTTTGATCTGTGCAGTCCATTGGCTCTTTAATCCTTTTTGAGTATAGGACTCAGTAGCTCCTTCTGGGGTAACTTCCTCATCATTGAGTTGCTTAGGATTACCTACGCCCCAATAGAATCTCTGGTCATAATTCTCAGGGTCTGCTACCTCTACGATACCTAGTTGCTCACGCAAAGCAGGGTCACGCAGGTGTGGGTAACGAATACCGTTAACAATTTGTTCAGAATCTATTGAGATTGGGTTGCCATTGAGTTGAAACATTTGTTACCTCGCTAAAGAATACTTAAAGGGTGATTCGGCAAAGGCTGCGTATATGTAGGTTCCACCGTTGGAATTAAACGCAGAATCATTGTTTCTAATTTGAAATCCGTTAGATAAAATATCTAAAGATGAAAATGCAAGTTCCGCTCCAGAAGAGTTTGGGATTGATAAATTTGGCGCTACGTTGTACGGACTAGTAGACGTATCAATGATAGCCCAGTTAGACGTTGACGCACCTTTAGTCAACACAAACCTTGGACGAAAGCCCGTATACACAAACGGCCCAACAGTAGCGCCATTACCTGTGTAACTTCCAAAGGCGCTATACCCCGGTACTTCTGCAAAAGCATAAGCAATCATGTTGCTTGTTCCTGATGCGTTTGTCCTTGCAAGCGATCCAACAGAAAAGACAGTTGAGTTAAATGTTGGAGAACTTCCGTTCCATGCAGTATTGTCAGTTGCTTCTGGGTCAGTTCCAGTTGTAGTTTGAAAAAGTTTTAGATATTTTGTAGCGCCCCTTGAGGTGTGGTAAACCGCCCCTCCGTTTGTTCCGCTACTTTTATCTTTTACTATAATAAAAGCAGGTGTTGTTCCTAGTCCGTGACCAATTGTTGCATTAGCACCAGAACCGCTCCATTGAATAATTGAGAATCCGCTAGTCGTATTTGCCCTGACTGTGCTGGTTATAGTGCCAGAGGTGTTGGTAGCGTTAGAGCCGCCAGCGTTCCATTGCCATGCAACATAAGTAGAAGTGTTTGTATTGGTTTCCGTATTAGTTCCAAGACTAAACCCATTTGAGTTAAACGAAGTTAAAGTCCCAGTTTCCGTTGTTTCTGCGTTAGTGAGATTGGAATACAAAGACTTTTCAACACCACGAACCGCATCAAACAGTCTGTGCGAGTTTATACCACTTCTTAACTTATCCCAAACAAAATCTGGTTGCATTGACCCGCTGTTGGTTATCGACCTTACTGCGCCGTTACCTGTGTACAGCGTAACATCCATGTACTTATTTGCTTGTGTAGTGCTAGTAGCACCGATGGCCGGCGTAGGCAGATTCTGTGTACACAATGCCTTAAAGCCAGAGGGAGCTGTGTAGGCAAAGGCACGTTGACCGAAGTTCATATATGCACCGCTTCCGCTGAAATCAGAAACAGTAGCAAAAATTGTTGAGCCTGTTAGACCGCTGCTTACAATGGCGTTTGTACCAGATGCTGGGTTTGCGCTATTAAACCAAGTGCCGTTTTTACCCATATAAAACTTACCGTTGTCGGCATCGTAGGCAAGCATTACAATATCGCCGTTTGCTATGGTTGAATAAGTAGCAATAACACCATTGTTGTTTACAAATCCACCAGTATTACAAAATAATCCCCACGAATCAGCGGTAGTACCTGTGTAATACCCAGTAGTTCTAAAGCCAATATAAGTATCTTTGGCTATACCAAACATTGGAAATGATGTTGCCCCACCGCCAGTAAATACAAAGGCTTCCCAGTACCATTTACCAGATGTCATCCCCCATGTTGAGCCAACAGTTCCGTTTGTTGATGTTGAATTTAGGGTTTTTAAGTTGCCTTCGGATAAAACATTCTGTTGAGCGGTTAATGGGTTCATCGTGCAGTAATTCCCACGAACCTCACCACCAAGACCTGTATCTGAACCGTAATTTGTTGGCGAATCGATTAGACTATCAATTCCAGCTTTTTGTGATTGTGAACTTCCCGGCCCGACATAGAAGCTGTTAGGTGTCCAGTTGTTACCGTTTCCTGAGTAGTCCTTGCCTAGCGTTGCAGCCGTGGTGTTAGAGTTGTCTGCAAACTTTAGGAAGAATCCGTTAGTGCCGTATGTGCCACCCCATGCTTTTGGAGTCCATACGCCAGTAGAAGAATTAAACTCACCAAGCTGCGTAAGTATTGTCTCTGTTATACCGTTAACAGTTCTAGTTGTTGTTGTTGGAACCTGACCGTCAATGAAGTTGATCTCGGTTAGGTAGCCGTTAAAAGGAGCAGTAATACCAGACGATGAATTCCAATACGAACCTTGATATGTTGCTCGTGCGCTGTTTATGTAAAGACTTAAATTTAAAGCTGGATATGTTGCTGTTCCAAACACAGTTACCTGAACACCATTTACATATAATTTAACTCTATTTGAAGGAGTTGCTTGTGTTGTATCAATAGCAAATACTATGTGATACCAAGCAGATGGATCACGAAATACTTGTGTTGTAATTAACTGAAGACTATATGCAGAGGAATACTCAAAATACTCTAAAGTATTTGAAGTAGTAAAGCGAATTGCTCCCACGTTACCAGCAACAGTATTATCATCCGTAGTTCCAATTAAAGCTTGCGCCGTTCCAAACGCAGACCTTTTTACCCACCCGCTCCAAGTCCAAATTTTGTTATTTGTTGGAGTAGTTAAAGTGCGATTTAGATACGCACTATCCGCAGAGTTAAACCGCAGACTGCGCTCTATCTGATAGCCTGTGACTGGGCCAATGCCCGTAGGTAGAACAGCCATTAGGCAAGTGCTCCAGAGTTAACTACAAACACGTTAGTACCGTCAGAGAAGTAACTAAGCAGGTATGTACCCGTGGCTGACAAGGTAGTCAAAGCGCCAGTAGCAACCTTAGTAGTAGCTGCGGCAGATACTGTGTAGTTAGATCCGTTGACGAGCAAGATAAACCCAGACTGACCAGCAGTAATGTTAGTAAAGGTCAGGGTAAAACTACCTGTGGGTGTACACTTAAAGTTATTAGTCACATTCATGTCGAATGAACCATCATTGTCCGTAGTGACTGTGCCACGCTGTGAGGCTGAGAAGGTCTGTACAGCGTCTGAGGCAGCTACTGTGAAGGTAGCATCAGGGACTGTAACAGTACGGTTAGCCGATGGAGAGGCTGAGATCGTAGATGTAAAGCTGGTTGAACCGCCACTAATTGCAATAGCCATTATATTAGTCCTCTATCGTTTACTTTTCTATGGTTTTTGAGGCCACGTTACGTTTGTTGGAAACCCTGACTGCTGCGGAACGTCACGCAACGCCTGTCGATAAGTAGCCCACGCATCTTTAATTGCTTGTGGCACATCGCCAGTTTGTGTCCAATCAGAAGAGGCAAGCAATGAGTTTCTTTGTTGTCTTACCATTTTAGGTAACTCAACCGTTTCATATTGAATTACATCAAGAGCATATTTTTCTTGTTCTTCTTGCGAACATTCAACTCTTTCACCGCCATTTACGACTTTGTAAAGTTTTTCCATGATTAACTAGCCTTAATTCCATAAAGTCGGAAGTCACCGCCGGTTAAATTACCCACGTTTAATCCACCAAAACGAATACCGTTTGCCGCAGTTGAACTATTAAGATATGATGCATATTCAACTCTTTGCATACTTGTAGTAGTTAATATACTTGTAAGCTGCCCACAAAAATTTGAATAACCACCAGCAGAAAATAAATACAGATAACCTGAACAACCCAAATTAGCTGTAGCTGTAGCTGTATTAGTAAGATATGTAAAGCTGCTGCCTGAGCCAGTAATAGCTGTTTCGGTAGAGCCATCATTTGATGTACCAACGTAATAATATATATTAGAAGAGTTCAAAGTTCCGTTTAGATACAAACGTGCGGAAAACGCTGTGGTCCTGACATCAGTAAATGTAATTAAAAATGCAAAATAAGTAGTAGTATCTAACGCAGTAAAATCTACAACTGAATTATTAGCCGTTGCAGATGCCAAGTATACAAACGAACCACTTGTAGGAGCCGAAGAAGCCCAAGCAGTTCCGTTTGATGTTAGTACGTTACCTGCGGTTCCGGGGGCGGTGTTTATTAAAGTGCCTGTAGAATCAGGTAAAGTTAAAATTCTATCGCTAGTTAGAGTTGAGGGTGCAATAATAGATACATAGTTAGTACCATTGTCTGTATCCTCATACAAACGAAGTGAGGAAGGCCCAGTTGCATTAGCCCCAATCTCAAGTTTATTATCTGCTCCGTCTATTGTAATAGCCATTTAGAACACCACCCATCTTGCGCCGTTGCTGACCGTTACAGCATAACCATTGTTAACCGTAATCGGGCCTACTGTCCAACCATTGTGAGTACCAGCAATAGTGATGTTCTCACCAATTGTCTGAGCATTCCAGAAGATTGCCTTAGCTGCTGCACTGCCTTCCATCTGACCACCACCAGCAACAGTATCCCAAGATGCTGTAGTGCCATCAGTGGTTAAGTACTTACCTGCATTACCAGTCTGACTAGGTAACGAACTAAATGTTACCCATGAGGTGTCATAGTCTGTAGTACTGTTCTTTTGTAGTATTTGCCCAGTAGTTCCACCAATGGCAACACCGGGACCAGCAGGGCCAGTTGCGCCAGTAGCTCCAGTAGCGCCTGTAGCACCTGTTGCGCCAGTTGCCCCTGTAGCACCAGCAGGTACAGTAAAGTCAAATATAGCAGCAGAGCTAGTACCAGAGTTTGTTACTGATGCACTAGATCCGGGAGCACCAGTTGTTGTAGTTCCTACAGCAATCGTTGCAGCAGCCCCGGCAGCACCTGTAGCACCTGTTGCTCCAGTGGCTCCTGTTGCACCTGTTGCGCCTGTAGCACCTGTTGTACCTTGTGGAATACTAAAGTCAAAAACTGCTGCAGAGCTAGTGCCTGAGTTTGTAACAGTAGCTGAAGAGCCTGATGCGCCTGTTGTTACAGTTCCTATTGTAATTGTAGCAGCAGTACCAGCAGAACCAGTAGCACCTGTGGCTCCTGTAGCACCAGTAGCACCTGTTGGCACACCTAGTGTCAGAGCATAAGTAGCATTATTATAGGAAGCAGTAGCAGAGGAGCCTGCAGATAGTGTAGTGGCTGTAACAGAAAAGCCGTTAGCCATATTGATTGATGCATCACGAGCAGCCTCAGCAGCGGTTTGTGCTAGTTCGGCATTAGTCTCTGCAGTCTCTGCGTTAGTCTCTGCTGTTGCAGCAGCAGCCGCAGAAGCTTGAGCAGCCGCAGCAGCAGCGATTGCACCAGTAGAATCATTCTCAGCAGCATCAGCACTATCAGCAGCGTCAGCGGCTCTATCAGCAGCTAGAGAAGCATACTGTAGTGCTAGTGCAGCGGCATTGGCTGCATCTGCTGTTGCATCACCCGGACCTCCGGGACCACGATAGATAGCCATTTAATCTCCGTTAGTTTGCTTAAACAGACAGTATCTGCTTAAGAAAACTCCCCAGCCCTTGTGAGGCTGAGGAGAGCCGTTAGCTTATAAGCTACTAGGCAGGAACTGCGAGAGCAACAGCAGAGCCGTCACGCAACTCAGCAACACCGTACAGCATATCGCTGGTAAACAGAGTACCAAGATACTCTTGTTTGTACTGAGTCTGTGAACGAACACCCATCTGCTCAGCCAACACAAATGCATCTTTGTGTGCTAACAAGCAGATACGGTCTGTGGCAGTGTTACCAGCAGCAGTGTCAGCGTTGGTGGTAACAAATACCTTAACACCAAACACGTCACCGATTTGACCGTTACGGATTGTGTTGTTGCCACCTTGCTCACCAACAAAGGCTTGCTCAGTAAAGCGAGAGATGCTCATCAACGTGTTACGGCTTGACGGAGGAACAATCAGGAAACGATCCGTCATCGGAACATCTTGATCATCAAGACGCTGAATGGAACGGCGAATACCTGCCTCGCCAAGAGCTGCTGCGTTAGACGTAGCCGAATTGTATACCGTTGCGCCAGTCGAACCAATGAAAGCATTCGTGCTTGCAGCAGAGGTAGCGTAGTCATTCGTACCAATGGTAGCACCATTAACACCACGACCAAGCTGAACCAAGTCAATATCAACACGCTTAGCTAATGCATAGCCAGCATCGTCCGTGTAGAAGCGGCGCAGCGAAGAGAGAGCCTGAACTTCGACAATATCTTCGATCAAGCGGCTGTACTCATAGTGCTTGTTAATGTTAACAAGAACTTCAGTCTCAGTTGCAGCAATCAGAGTTACCTGACTGGATGCAGTCTTGACCGCAGCGTCACCACGGGTGGGTTTAGGAATGTGAAGGACATCACCCTTCTTGCCTTTGAAAGACATTTTCGAGAACAGGTTAGCAGCAACCAAGTTCTTTTTGTAAGCAGCGATGATTTCATCAGACCAAATCTCAGGGATAAATTTAT